GCTATTCCCAGATAGAAGTGGAAATAATATTACAAAAAATGCATTACAAAAAAGAATCGCAAAAGCCTACTCGGGAACCGGTAAAAAAATAGGTGTATCCATGCTACGACACATCGTTATTAGCGAAATGGTTGATACTGGTGCGCCAATCAAAGAAAAAGAAGAGTTCGCCGATAAGATGGCTCATTCTACCGCCACACAAGAAATTTACAAAAAGTTTAATTAATGAGTTTAATTAATTAAATTATTTTATTTAGTAAATATAAATGGCGATTATATATAAATTAGAAGCGGGAGGTAAATTATATGTAGGCTCTACAAATGATTTAATGAGAAGAAAAAGAGAGCATCGTGCACGGGCATTCAGTTTAGAAACGAAGCAATGCTTACATAATAAATTATACAAGGCAATTAGAGAGGCCGGGGAGTTTAGTATAGATGAATTAGATATATGTGAAGATAAACACGCTACAAAAATAGAACAATATTGGATTACTTATTTAAAACCAGAATTAAATAGCAACTGGGCAATAGGAATGGATCCGATAAAACATTCAAAACGATATAATAAATATAAAAATATTATTAGACGATGTGAGGTATGTGAAAAGAATATAGGATATTATAATTGGTCTTACCACATACATTCTCCGAAGCATCTAAAATGTGTTGAAATTAAAAATAATATCTAAATGTATGTATATATGGCTGATGTACTGGGCAGATATAATACGGCGACACAAGCATACGGAAATTCAGTGGGTTCTGCCAACGAGTTCCAAAAAGGTTATAATGCGACGCTTTATGAGAATCAATTAAGCGAAAATGCGAACTATAAAAACGCTGTAAATAAACGTAATCAAACAATTAGAGATGCAGCGGCGTTGACTAAACAAGCTAAACAAGTAGCTCAAAATAAAGTAGCAGAGGCAGTAGCAGGTGATAAAGAACAAGCCTCACGAGTAATTGATGCCGCAGGAGGCACCATAGCCGGAATCCAAGCCGCCAAGGCGATACGAAATAGAATTAGAAATATAGGAAAAAAAGAAAATAAGGGAGATAATGATGAAAAAGGCGATGGCGGAGGTGAAGATGAGGGGCCCGCTACTGAATCACAGGGAGCAACAGGAGGCGTTGAGGCCGCCGAAGATGTATCAGCTCCGTCACGTGATTTAGGCCCAAGCGCCAGCGGTTCAGCCGAACAACCCGTAGAGGAGAGCATGTTCGGAAGCGGACAAGGTGAGTTCCCAGTATCACAGGGCTCTAATTTTCCCGGTATTGTAGACCCCGCTACTAAATCAGTTCCAGATAGGATGGGTATTGATACATCTCAATATTCAGGATTAGAACAACGAGATTTAGGATCAGTTGAAGATTTTAATAAAGTTCAGAATGCAAGATATGAGGCGGCAACAACCGGCGAGGAGGCTGGAGGTGATTTTGCTACTGAAAGCGCAGGAGCATTAGCCGGAGGTGTTGGGGGTTCAGAGGGCGCCGCCATAGCCTCACAAGCAACAGAGGAGGTCGCCGCTGGTATAGGTGAAACAATAGGTGAATATGCAGGAGCCGCATTAGCATTAGCACCCGAAGCCGTAGCCCTCGTCGGTTTAGGAGTAGGTGTTTATGATTTATTCCATCACCATCATCATAAAGCTCCTCCGCCAGATTTATCACAAGTACCAAAAGTTCCAACAGCTCCCCCGCCACCACAATTAGAATCAGCTACACAGGGCGCGACCAAAGATATAGCCAATACACGAGCTGAATTTACAACCCCATCTTATGACTCAGTCACAGACACCGCGGGGTCAATCTCTGCATTTTAAATATTTTTATATTTTATGGACTCTACTGAAAAAGAATTATTAGATATGGGAGATCATTTTAAAAAATTAATTAATCAACGGGACGAGAAAATAGAGAGATTATGTAAAACTATCGCATTATGTTATGGGTTATGTAGGTGTGTAGAAGAAGATCCCGAATGCGCATCATTATGTATCAGTAGCCTACATCAATATTTAAATTTAGAGATAGAGAGATTAATGGGAATTAACGAATGAAAAAATCTAATCTAATATTAGTTGATGGCTCGCAAAACCGCAAAAGCTGTATATAAGAATTTAACCCAGCGGGACTTATTTGTGATGATACTCAAAGCCAAAATATTAGAAGAATTAATACATAAGACTAAACAAAAAGAAGATGAAAAAGCGGGATGGTGGTTTTTTTAGAAAATTGAAGTAGATTTTTAAATACTTATGGTAAGCGCTATGGCTCACACACACAGCAAAATAATTTATTGTGTTGAAAATATACACATCTTCCCTACACCTCGCCCCACACAAAAGGATAGGGCATTTATTAAAAGGTTGATGCCCAAAAGAAAAAACACGGCTGATGCCTTAATTATGATAAAGTATAGTTATGAATATGATGAATGGGTAGTTAGAAAACAAGATGGAGCAGTATATATACTGCCATGGTGATTAGATATAAAAAGTAATCTGATTTTACAGGGCCCACAGAAAAAATTGAAGTGGATTTTTCATTTTTCTATATAAGCCCCCTAACACAGCCAACTAACAAAATGACGAACGCACAAAGCAAAATCATCTACGGAGAGGAGAACGAACACATTTTCCCCAAACCTACACCATCTCGCCGTGATATATTAAGACTCAAAAGTCAATTTACTACAAATATGAGATACGTGAAGGCCGGTAAAAGGAAATGCATGCGGATGGGCGGATCTGGACAATGGGATATTATAATTAAATTTTGTTATATCCGCAACGAGCACTATATTGAGCACCACTATTCCATCCTACCCAACGGCGATGAATATTTTTAAAAGATACTAATAAAATAGACTGATACACTTATATATTTTTTTGTGTATTTTATATATAAATGTCGTCTACTATGAAGAACTTCCGAGCTATTATAGCAACACATAATACACCAGCTCTCCGTAAATTTGTTAGAGAGAGTAATTTATCTACTACCGGAATGAAACGCGCAGAGATTATAGCTTTAATGGAAAAGAATTATACACGATTTTTACACGTTAAGCCTAATACAGAGAGATATAAAAGAGGTAAAGCTAAACCAGCTCCGAAAGCTAAAAAAATGAAACTAAAAAAACCTACATTAGTCGCGCCGCATACTATGCACGCCAAGGCTAAATTTAGGGCACATTATGATCCATTCCTTACTAAAACATTAGATACTCCGCTGGGTACCCCGATGACTCCATTCCTTAAAACACCTAAAACACCTCTACTTAAAACACCAAAAGGCCCCGGACCCAATCCCCTTAAAGCCGTTCAACTAAAATCTATGTATTAGACGTTGACGATAATTTAGCGAATTATGTTAGGATATTTTTTTCTCAACATAATTTATAATATGTTTAGAGCCGCACCCGCCGCAAGCCAGTTTATCCCACTTAAAAAAGTGCAAGTTAAGCCAGAAGCACAGGTCACTTATAACCCAACTACTGAAATCCAAGCCCGGTTCCATTTTCCCCAGTATTTAGGATTTATGGATCCGCGCCAGAGCCACATGGAAGGAGACCTTAAAATGACCGGCCGAGGACACCCGATCCCCAACCCCCGAGCCGGTTTTACAAGCCTTATTAGGGACTCACGCCTACAATCCGGCGATGGTATAGCTACTATTGAAGAGATTTTAGATCTTAATGTTCTAACCGCCCAATGGTGGGGATGGACAAGTAATGAGAGTATTAGAAATAAAAGGAGTTTATTTGAAGGACAAGAACTTAACTCAGCACAGCAAGACTCACTATATTATACCGGAGATGCTGATTTTACCGGCCCCGGTAAAAGACTAACTGCTAATCAGACAGCGACTACCGTTCAGATTGAGAGCCCCTTATATACCGGTATTATGACCGGTAAAGTGTTCCCACTATTAGCTACATCAGGCCTACGCCTACTACTTACACTTGAATCAGCCGAGAGAGCTTTATCATTTAAAACAGGCGAATTTGGTGTAGCGAATAAAAACACAGCCCGAGCCGAGCTACTCGCCGTAGGACGAACCCCTACATTAGCACAGCTCCCAGCCGTGAATCCACCAACCCCCAAAGCGGCAGCAGCGAATGAAACATTTAGTATCGGTGTAGCCGGTGTGACCCGGGACAACCAAGTTCCATCTAATGATAATCCTTACTCAATAGGCGATAGGGTTTATGTTCTTACAGCAACAGGAACTAATCAGGGAGTTATTGTAGCGATTAAAAACGGAGCCGCACTTGATGCCGCAGAGGGCGGAGCACTTGGAGAGGCAATTCTCGCTCTTGAAATATGTTGGGATGTAGGCGTAGCAGCAGCCCTACCCCATGCGATGGCCGTAGGCGACCCGATTATAGTTGATCCCGGTGATAGAATGAACGGCATTACCCCCACAGCGAATGAAGATGTTGATGCAGCTGTTGAAGCGGCAATGGCTGAAAAAGTAGGCTACACATTAGACAACTTCCAGTATATCGTAGGACAGGTAAGCCCACCCGAAGGATACGTACAAGCTCTTACCCAACAGATACAGAGTGATAAGGGGCTGGCGATGGATTTTAAGACATTTTCACTATATAAATTTAATTTAACCAGCGTCAACGGATTATCAACACAGCTTATCCCAACTAACGCCATGAGAGCGTATAGCTGTTTAAGTGTTCCCATACCACAAGACGTTTATACACAGATTGAAGCTGATAGTTTAGCCGGTGTAGTTGACGGCGCCAAAAATTATCAGTATGTATTAGGCGGAAACCTTATCCCCGACCGCCCTATTGAATTAGATAGATACACACTTAACCCACCACGAACCGAAGCCCTACACCTATTAGAGGCAGAGAAGGCGCTTGTTAATTGTGGATACGCTGTTAGAAACTTACAGAGAGTAGCCGACCGATTTATTATAGGCAGAGGATTTAGCCGTTATGGCCAAGTAGCCGATCTTAATGACCGCTCATTATCTCTACGAGTTCTTTATCAAGGAGCCGAAGATCAGAAAATTTATAACCATTATATCTGCCACCTCCGCAGAATGACTGTCCGACAGGGCAAAGTTGAGGCATTTTAAGAAAAATATTATCTCATTATAATTTAAATGAATATAGCCAACAAGGAGAGAGCACAAATCTTCCCGGTCAACCAGCCCGCCAATAACACATACTCATTTAAGAATGGGTTCCCAATATGCACCTTCCAAATAGCGAGCCAGAATAAGCTACTTGATACTAACTCACTACGACTTAATGGTGTTTTACGATTACAGGACAGCAACGGCGCCCTACCCACTAATACCGTAGCCGCACTACCTACAAACGCTACTACGGGAATCGCATTTAATGAACGTATAGGTTTAGCAGCAGCACTTAACCAGATTACTTTATCAAGCCCAGAGAATAATAGGACATTAGAAGTTATTAGGAATTATGGTAGATTTTTAAGCAGCACCATGCCCGTTATGCACTCACAAGATGATTATGATACTAATTTACAGATAGGCAACCCAGCCACCGGTAGTAAATCATATCAGGCAGCCAAAGCGTGTAATAATGAAGTTGAATTTAGCATCCCCCTACGCACCGGCCTATTAAGTAGCGGTCAACGGCTCCCTATGGGGCAGAACGGCCTACGGGGCCTTACTATTGAGCTACAATTAGCGCCAGACTCTAACGCAATCTCCGGCTATGCGGTATATGACCAAGTGACTGCAACAAAAACTAAAATTATATCTACTACAATTAATCAGGGAGCAAGCTATGAATTAAAGAATTTAAGCTTATCCTACGATTTACTTGTTCCAGATGAGGAGGGTTTAGCCAGGCTCTCAGTCCCGGCAACCGGACAACTAACATACAACTCTGTTAGTCAGATTTACGGAGTTCTTAATAGTAGCGATCAGACACAAAGCTATAATTTAGGAACTTCAAGAACATTAGCCATCCACCACAACTTTATACCAACAGAATTTATTAATAATTATAATGAGGACGGATTTGGAACTAATAAGCTCCTTAAAAATAATGGTACCGAAGCCGTTATTAAAAGAGTGACCTTCTTACGAGGAGGCCAGAAGTTCCCACTTGATTATGACCTATTTGTAGAGCAGCAAGGCAACGAGAATAGGCCCCAGAGTGAATTAGAGAGTAAATTTATGGATAGTATTAAGCCATATCAGAGTATTACTCACACATTAACAAGTACATACACTAATAATAAATTTAGTGATGTGACTACATTTGAGAGTGTTCCCACTGAAAATGATCGTAATAGAAACGGACCTCCCGAGCAGACCGACACACTACCCGACCCCGAACCAGTTTTCGGAGTAGGAGTTAGACTTGATCCATTATCTAATGTTGGCGTTGATTATAGAAATGTTCCTTACGCGATTAGAATTATTAGCGAATTAGATAATAACTACCCCAACTCAATTTATACATACACCCTCGCCCAAAATACATTAATGTATAGCCCCCAGGGTATAATGGTACAAAATTAGAAAAATATTATCTCAATATAAATTAAATGAGTATCCCCGAAGCATTAGCAGTAAAACCCATGTCCTCCGTTGATACTATGGATATAGACACCAACGTCCTAAATCCCGTTGTTAGAACAGATACATTTATGAGATTTGTCTTGATGAAAAAAGGTATTTTAGACGCCGGCTCTTGTTTAGCATTATCATTTGATGTTGGTGATACAGAGGCTGTATTACCAATCTCAACCGGCATCCACGCGCTTATTAAGCAGTGTGTTTTACGTATAGGCTCCAAAGTTGTAGCGGTGACCGACTCCTACCCCGAATATGCAACTATTAGGCGCCAGTTCCAGACACAGGAAGAGAAAAGCCAGAAAGATATGGTTAGAGCCGGGACTATGGATAGTATTTGTCCCGAGCGTGATGTTGTAGGAGGTACAGGCGAATACTCCCTCCGAGATGTAGCCCTTACTGACCCAGGCGCCGGTATTTTAGAACCATTTTCTCAATTTACAACTACATTAAGCGGATCTGATAATAACCAGTATTACATTAAATTAAGCCAATTGTTCCCCGCGATGAGGAATGTAAGCCTACCACTATTTTTAATTAATGAACCATGTTCTATTGAGATTACATTTAATAAGCAGGCAAACGTTCCAGCTGAAAACGGCAAAGTAGCTGTTTTCGCAAGCACAGCCGGAGCAGTAAATGCAAATGTGAATGTTAATGATGCAGTATTTTTAGCTGACTATTTAACCTATACTGATGATAGGATGGGTAGGCTCGCGCAGATGGTTATGAGCGATGAAGGGCTTGTAATACCTTATTTAGATGTTGTGACTACAAATACCAACTTCCAAGCCGTAGCCCAGCCAGCATTAGGCGCTGTGACCGAGAATCAAGTTATACACGATTTAGGATTAGCCGGTATGAAAGTTCAATCTATATTAGCTCATTATCACGACCTCGCCGCCGATGAAAATAATGAGAATGTATTAGGACAATATGGCAGTAAAGCCTATACCCAGCCTATTAGGTATAATATTAGGGTTAATGATAAACAAGTATATCCTATTGATTTAGAGAGTGAAACACAGAAAGCTCACCAATTATCCCAAGTGTTCGGAACCGATATTAATGTAGGCTCCGGACAATACAGCTTTAACTCCCTTGTTAATAAGGCGAGTAATGTGAGGGCCAACGCACAGAGAAATAACCAGTTTTTTAATGATGGCGGACTATTTGATGATGGCGGAGGCAACCCCGATCTTGAACTACGCAAGATGCAGGGCAACTCACATTATATGGGTTGTGATTTTACCATAGACGGAGGCGCAGGACAAGGCGTTATGGTAGGCCAGACACCTATTAGGGTTATTAATAATGTGACCCACCAAAATGACGACTTCGCGGGCCGTAATGTGACCTACTTCTCTATTGTTGAGCGACAGATGGCTATTAGGGGAGGTAATGTTATGGTAAGCGGTTAATTAAATGATTTATAAACTATATTAATAAAAAATTGATTTAAAATAATAAACGGATTATATATATATCAAGATGCCGAGAGGACGCACGAAAGGTAGTTCTAACTTGTATAAATATAAATATGTTGTTAAAATGGAGAATAAAAAAAGATATTATAAAACGATTAATCAGATTAGAGTTGAGAACCCCCAGATCAGCAGGGATAAACTAAATAAGATGCTAAATTACCCGGAACTCGTCCAGAATACTGGAGACGTTGAGGTAATACGCCTAACCACGCCCCTGCCCGTATTTGAGAAGGTAATTGATGAAGAAACTGGAAAAATAAATTATAAGTTAATACTATATGGTGACGAATAAAGAAAAATACAATAGAAAATATAAATATCCAAAAGGTACATCTCACTCCATGGCCGACATAGCTAAAAAAACAGGTATTAAAAAATCTATCTTACAACAAGTATATAATAGAGGTGTAGGAGCTTGGAAAGGTAATCCGGCAAGTGTAAGATTAAAGAGCGGTAAAAAAGCCCCAAGTGCACCGCGATCAGCTAAAATGGGAAAAGAACAATGGGCGATGGCTCGTATATATAGTTTTGTTATGGGAGGTACAACACAAAAAACAACAGACGCTGATTTATGGGCTAAAAGAAAATAAATACTCAATATATGTATATCTTGTATTTATTTGATTGGTTTAGCACGAGATGGAAATATAAAATATTAGGATTATTATTATTTTTTTATCTTTAACAATATTATATGACCGCTTGGACTGACTTCCTTAAAAAATATGCAAAAGAGAATAATATGAAATATAATCAAGCCATGAAAAGCTCAGCCGCCCGCGCCGCCTACAATAAATCCAAGGGTGTTAAACCCGGTAAGAAAGGCTCCGCATCTAAAACTGATAAAGGCAAAGAAAACTTTACTACAAAGAAAGGAGGTACCCGTAAAACCGCGCGCAAGGCCTATGAAGGAAAATCATAAAGCCTCCTCTCTCTCAATAGGGGTCAACTCAATACCCGTATCAGGCTCAACATCAGGGACTTCCCTATCACAAGTCCACAAGCCAAAACAACAACTTATATTTTTACACCGACTTAATTGTATTTGAGCTATTAAGCCGGTGAATACTGAACCACAAGTTATAATTAAAGCCCCTATCTCTGCTCCCGACCACATTCCCTATAAATTAAGGAAATATTTTTATTTAGGTCAATTAATTAATTATATTAAATAAAATTGATTTAAAAAAATGATAATAAACTATACTAATAAAATGAACCAAGAGGACTACGCTAAATTTTCAATTAATAAAATATTCAGGGACGAAACAGGGAAAAAGGTATATCAATATCTACCAAAAGGATGGCAATCTTATGGTAAAAAAGAGATATGTGATAATAAAGAGGCCTATACAGCAAAACATCATAGGCAAAACGCAAGGTGTTGCGGGGTTCCTACCGGTAAAGCTAATAATATAATTGTTGTTGATTTTGACCATATAAACCAAGAACAATTTAACCAATTATTAGATGTGATTGATCCGGAGGCAACGATTAGTACCCCGTGTGTAAAAACCCCTAACGGGTTCCACATTTATTTTAAATATTGTGAGGAGCATAAAGCCCTTAAAAATGAAACCAAGTTAGGGCCAGATAAAAATATAGATATTAGAACTACAAAGGGATTCGTTGTAGGAGCCGGTTCAGAAACAGAGGGAGGCGGTAAATATGAATGGATTACAAGCCCAGATGATGCTGACTATCAACTACTAACAGATTCAATATTAGAAAAAATTTACAGACCAAAATATGAGGACAATTGGAATACTCATATTTATCCACCGGTTTTACCGGTTGACGTAGCCTATGATAGGTCAGATATAGTTTTATCTGATTTTGACGACAAAGAATTAAAAATGCATTTAGAAAATATTAATGCGAGTTATTTTAGAGATGGCTATGATACTTGGAGAAATATTGGCTGGGCTGTATTGAGTAGCTTTAAAGATAAAGATGCCGGCTGGAAATTATTTGATGAATTAAGTGAAAAATATGATCCAGTATCCCATGCAAAAGGCATAGAACACGTAAGGGAACATTTTAAAGAAGGTAGATTTACAGCGGGTACAATTAAATATTATTCAAGAGAAAGTAATGCGAAGAATTATTTTAAAATTAATATGAAGTTTAAACCAAGAATGTGGGGTAATGAGCTTGAGGCTGCAGAAGATTGGTTAGACCTACGGCAAGACACGCTGACCCTCAATAAAAGTAATATGTATCTGTATGAAAAAAACGAGTGGGAAGTTGAGGAGCCAGACCACTCTATAATAAGGCGACATTTAGCCCGTGATTTACTGGCATTTTACGGGGAGCTATGTAAGAGCCAGCATGCGAGAGTAAATGAGCTTGAAGCCGATGAGAATGTTGAGAAAGCTGATCGTGACGCGGCAGAGGCGCTATGGATGAATTATGTAAAAAAAACTAATCAGATAGGTAATTATAATTGTCTAAATAATATTTACAAGTCAGTAAAATATATTTTAGAGAATAAGCCAGAGCTTGAATTTGATGAAGCCGATATACAAAATGATTATTTACATTATAAAAACGGTAAATTAAATTTATTTACAGGAGAGTTCAGTAAAAGGACAATTGAGGATTTTGTAGCGCATAGGATTAATTATGATTACGTTGACGCAGTAAGTGATGAGGTAATGGAGGCGGTAAAGCTTGTATTTAAGAAATTTGAACCAGTAGAACATTTACATAAATTTATTATGGAATGGATATTTTACAGCTTGACCGGTTATACTCACGAGCAAAAATTCGTCCATTTTTACGGCCCTATGGCAGAGAATGGTAAATCTACATTTATGAGAATATTAAGGATCTGCTTCCCTAACTATGTAGCCCAGATAGACAACAGGGTATTATGTAAAGCAGAACAACAAAGAGATAAAACAATTGAGGCCATGGCGGCTAATAGGGCGTTAAGATTAGCTTATACAGAGGAGTTAGGCAGTAGCTCTATTGATGAGGGATTTGTAAAAGAATTTGTAGACGCTGAACCACTTGAATATAAAAAGATGTACGGGACAACACAGACATTTAAAAATAAAGCA